CTAGCGTATTCGCACCCACCCGCACAGCTGCGCTCCTGTCAGATTATGAGCCAACAGCTGCTCGGCCGTTCCATCGGTGAGCGCATCGGCCCGGCTGGTGTAGATTGGGCGGAAGGCGGCGCAGCCGCCCTCAGTCCCGGCTCCACTGCTCGCGCAGCCGCTTAGCAGCGCCAGCAGGATGCCGGCGCAGATCATCCTCAATCCCATGGCGCACCTCTGCGTTCCGGAGTGCCTGTGTAGTCGACTCGAGTGCGGCATCCTGCCGCCCGGCTTGACGCTGAAGCGCCCCAAAGGTGGCGATCCCCGCCAGCACCAAGCTGGCGAGGATCAGGCCGGCAGCCACCCGGCCCCAGCCGGTGGTAAGGAAGGCCAGCATCAGACCGCCTTACGCTGGTCATCCCAACGCCGGTAAAGCATCACTGCCACCGCCAGCCCCAGCAGAGTGGCCACTGCCCAGCCCAGCGCCCCCGACGGCAGCGCCTCCAGCAGGCCCTTGATGGCGGTCGAGACATCGCGCGCCTGGTCCAGCAGTACGGCGACGCCGGCGAGGCCGAGCGCACCGCCGCCGCTGACGGCGCTGACCGACTTGGCCATCGGCTTCATGGCCGGCGCCAGCTCGGCAACCCGGCTGACCGGGTGGACCTCATCTGACAGGAACAGCGCCGCCTCGGCCGCCCGGCGCTTGACCAGGCCGGGCATGACCTTGCCGGCGCCGCGCGTCCATTTGGCGAACTCGGCCGCCGCGCCGGCGGCGTCACCAACGTTCAGCTTCCGCAGCAGGGTGGAGGGCTGGCCGCTCTTCAGGGTGACGAATCCGTCCTTGCCGGCGTCCTTGCCCTTGGCCTTACGGCCGGCGCCGATGTTCATCACGAAGGCGGTCAGCGCCCCGCGCTGGTTGTCGGTCAACTCGACGGTGACGGCGCGGTCGACCACCGCTGCGGCGGTGTCGAGGTCGGCCTGCAGCAGCAGCTCGGCCTGCGCCTCGATGATGGTCAGACTCGGCCGGACGTCCGGGCCAGTGTGGCCGTAGCCGATCGTCCAGGGAGCGCCGCCAGTGGCGGGGGCCGGGTAGGCGGTGAGGCGCAGGCCTTCGGCCTCCTTCACCAGGTCGACGGCGGCTTGCGGGATGGCACGCATGAGGATCCTCCGGGCATGAAAAAGGCCGCTCGCGGCGGCCGGGTCGGTCAGGGTTGGAGTGTTGTCGCGGCCGATCAGGCCGCCGGTGCGCCCAAAGCCATGCGCTCACGCCAGAAGGCGAGATGCGCCTCCCAGGCCTTACGGCAGTGGTCCGCCTCGCCAGTGACGTGCAGGTTGAGCCAGTTGACGACGGCCACCCGGCGGGTACCCCATCGGCGGGCGTGCGGCGTGGCACCGAAGGCGGCCAGCTCGTAGGAAGCGGCGCTGAAGGTGATCTCGCGCTGCCCGCCGGCCAGCACATTCAGCAGACAGGACAGCAGGGACAGGAACTCTCCGAACATGCTCAGGCCTCGATCGTGGCGGCTTGGCGGAACAGGTCATCAAGCTGGGCAGCGGTGAAGCCCAGAGTCTCGGCCATGCTGTTGACCAGCGTACCGGTACGAGTCAGTTCGTTGGCGTATTCCCACGCCTGCCGGGCGGTGGCGTTGGCCGGCAGCGCCAGCAGGGCGTCGTTGACCTGGTCGAACAGTCCGGCGGTCAGCAGCGCCGCACGCGCCTGGAAATTGGTCACCGCCTGGGGCACCGGCGGCTTGGCCGCCTCGATCTCAGCCGGGGTGAGGGCGATCAGCCGATACGCCACCCGCACCGAGTCGGCATCGACTGTCCATTGGTCCAAAGGCAGCGCTTCGGCCCGCTTGCCTTCTTCCACCGGCTTTTCATCGATAAGCGGCAGTGGCGTCCAGCCGGGACACAGGGCCACCCAATCCTCGGCCGACCAAAGCCGCCACGCCTCGGCCGGGTGCTGGATGCCGCCGGGACCGACGAAGGCGGCCTCGTTGGCGTACACGGCGAAGGACCCGTCGTCACGCACCAGCGCCACGGGAAACACGATCATGACACCCTCCATTCGAAGGACCGTTTCAGTATTCGACATAGACGAAGCCCGGAGCCCCCTGCCCCGGCGTGGTGCCGCTGCCGCCCTGCGCACTCGGCCCTGCGCCATTGACCAGGACGCCACCGGCACCGCCACCAGGGCCAGACCCGCCGGTGTCGTCACCGCCACCGCCACCAGCGCCGTATCCGGTGCCACCGGAACTATTCGAGGTTGGGGAGCCGTTCAGGCCGCCCGGCCCGCCTGAGCCACCCGAGATGGTGCCGATCAGCAGGTTGGCTGGCGGGGAAAAGGCGCGGCCGGTGCCTGGACTGCCGCCGGGGCCAATGGTGTTTCCGCCGTTGGCTCCCGGAGCGCCGCCGGTGCCGCCTGTCCCTCCGCCACCGGACCCGGCGCCGCCACCGCCCAGACCATTGCCGCCACGGCTCCCGCCATCGGCGTTTACGCCGGCCTCGCCAGAGCTGACGGACCATGTGTGGAACGACGACGCCGTATCGCTTCCCCCGACGATGATGGTCACCGGGCCGGCCGGGATCGTGACGTTGGTGAGCAACAGATCGTAGCCGGACCCGCCGCCACCGGCGGCGCCGTTCCCCTGGCCCTGCCCGCCCCGCGCTCCGCCGGCGACCATATAGACGCGCTTGATGGTGGTCGTTCCGAAATCGAAGCTTTGCGAGCCCGTCGCGGTGAACAGCTTATATTGCCCTGACGAACCCATAAACAGGGGGTCGAAGCCGAGCATGCTCAGGCCCCCCTGGCGATGCTGTAATAGAACTTCCCGTCACTGTAGACTTTGCCAACGGCGAAGTTCGTTTTTCCCGCACCCGTGTTTGCTGACGTGCCGCCCACATTGACGCAGTTGCCGCCAAAGGACATCACCCGCCCACCTGTGGCGTCCTGTGTCCACTTGACAGAGACTTGTTGCGCCTTACCCGCCCCCGGCACGCCGGTTGGGTTGCCGATGACAGCCGCGGCGGAGATGGTGCCGCAATCGAACTCCACCCCAGCCACGCAGTCCAGAGTGAACACGCCGCCCACGTTGTTCAGGGTGACCACCGACACGGTCATACCCCTGTAGAAGTGCAGCACACCGTTGGCCGCCGTGCGGAACACCTCGACACCGGACACCACGAAGCCCAGCACTCCCGCGGCCGAGCGGTAGAAGCCGCTCGTTGCCTCCCCGATCCGCAGGCCCAGATTGGCGGCATCCACTCCGGCGAAGGTCTGCAGCCAGCCGGTCAGCGTTCCGCCGACCTTCGCAAGATAGCCCGCCGGATCGAAGGTCTGCGCCGCCGCGGCAGAGGCCGCCGCCGCCGATGCGCTGTTGGCCGCATTGCCGGCACTGGTGGCTGCTGCCGACGCACTAGCCGCAGCCTCGCCGGCCTTCGTCGTCGCGGTCGATGCGGACCCGGCTGCGGCCGTCGCGGAACCGGCAGCCTCGCCCGCCTTGGTCGTGGCAATTCCCGCCTGCTGCGTCGCCGTCGTCGCAGAGGTCGCGGCGTTGCCCTCGCTGGTGGCAGCCGCCAGCTTGGAGGCATTGGCCGCGGTGGCGCTGCTGCCGGCAGCCGTAGCACTGCTGGCCGCAGCGGTGGCCGAGCCCGCGGCGTTGCCCGCGCTGGTGGCGGCTGCAACCTTGGACGCATTGGCCGCGGTGGCGCTGCCGGCGGCGGCGGTGGCCGACGCGGCGGCATTGCCTTCGCTGGTGGAGGCCGCGCTCAGGGCATCGCCCACGCCGGTGCCCACCGTGCCGATGTCCTGGATGCAAGGGTCCCAGTTATCGGCCATGCCACCCACACCGGTGAGGCCGCCCGGGTTCTGTGCCGTCTTCTCGTTGCCGTTGTAGTAGGTCAGCAGCCGCTGGGCCGCCGCCAGCATGTTGGCCAGCGTCGTCATGTCGTCACCTCACCAAGGGAAATCGTGGCGGCGCTGTGCAGGTCGTTCAGATACTTCTGGCTGAAGTCCTCGATGACCTGGAAAAGCCCGCCATAGCGGTAGCAGTCGAAGGCACTGTCGGTGTCCGGTAGCCACACCGCCGGCCGGTCGGCGTCGAGGAAGTTGACCAGGTCGAACAGGCGGTCGCGGTCACCGGCCTCATTGACGGTGCGGTCGAGCGTGGCGGTGCGCCGGCCGCGGCCGGGTTCCACCGCCACCCCGCCGCCGGCCAGCTCGGTCACCGTGCCGCCGCGGCGGTAGCCTTCGGCCGACGCGCCGACATGGCGGTCGAATGCCAAGCTGTCGCCGGCCCAGCCGAAACCGATGCGATAGGCCTGCTCGGTCGTGCTGTAGCGGCTGCCGGTCACCCGGTAGGCCGGGCCGTAGACCGTCCAGCGCAGCACCTGCGCGCTGCACAGCGGCATCGTCACATGGATGTTCGTCGGGTAACGCAGGAACTCCCGCGCGCCCAGCTGCCCCAGCACGGTGTTCTCACCGCCGAAGCGCAGGGTCTTCGGATCGTAGAGCCCGGGCAGCACTAGGCGGTCGATGCCGCTGGCGTGCTGGGTGGTGAAGGCCAGCGAGGTCCGCCCGCTGGTCTTGAAGGCCTCCAGCCGGATGCGGCCGGTCTTCCACAGGTTGGTGCGGTAGAGCCCGGCATAGGTCAGGTCGACCGGCCGCTCCCACTCCCACTCCAGCACCACCGGCTGGTCCCGGGTGCCGATGCGGGTGGACACCGCGGCGTCCACCAGCGGCAGCGTCTTCACCGCATCGAGCGGCGCCGTTGCCGCCCAATCGGCAGCCGTGCCGGTGATGGCGCAATCCTGTTCCGACAGCTCGTTGATGTGGGCCAGAAGTCCGGTGGCCATGGCTCACCGCGCCACATAGAGGGTGGCGCCGCCGGTCCGGTCGGCGATGGTCCGGCCATAGACCACCACCGGCGCCCCATCGGCAAAGCCGGCGATGTCGTCCTCCACCGTCACGGTGTCGCCGATCCAGATGCCGGGCGCTCCGTCCAGCGCTGGCAGCTCGTACAGCGTCGGCGGCGCCGACAGCTCGGCCACCCAGGCCGGCAACTCGGCCGCGGCGTCGGCGCTGAAGGTCAGGACCGTCTTGATCGTGGCCACCTTGGCCGAGCTTCCCCAGGCGGCAGCGATCGCCGCGTCGGTGGCGGACGGCACCTCGATCCATTCCTGGGTCCAGCGGGTGGCGTCGGCCGCGGTGGCGTCGGTGGCGGCGCTGCTGGAGGGGCTGGGGTTGTGGGCGCAGCGCACCACCACCTGTTTGGCCGGCGGGTTGTGCTGGCCCTCGACATACTGCAGGCCCGTGGTGGTGCCGGCGGCGCTGCTGTAGGCGCGGACAGCCACCGCCGCGGTCGGGCGGGGAACCCGCGTCACCACCAGCTGGCCGGCGGTGCCGACATACCAGCCGCCGCGCGGCACGCTGCCGACGAACTTGGCATAGGCGGCGGCATGGGTGGTGCTGTCGCCGGCGGCGAGGAAGAGCCCCACTGTGCGCGGGATGGCGTCCATGCCGGCGCTGTCCACCGTGCTGGCCAGCCCGGTGCCGGTGGCGAGAGCGGCGATCAGCTCCCCGATGGTGCGGCGGTAGACGCCGGCGAACTTGCGGCCCAGCACCTCGACGCGGAAGTCGGCATATTTCACCGTGGTGGTGACGATCCCGCTGGCGAGGTCGACCGTGAAGTGCGCGTTGTCCGCCGGCGTGGCGCCGCTCTGCTTTGCCACCCCGACACCGGAAGACCAGCCCCGCGGCACGTCCTGCACAGGCTTGCCGCCGCCGACGGACCAGCGGTGGAAGCCATCGATGATGCCGAGATAGGTCGGCCGCGCCATCGGGCAGTGCCCCAGCGGCAGCTCCTTCAGCGTGTCCTTCAGCTCGGCCGGCCCTTCATAGCCGCCGGTGCCCTTGTAGCGCTCGGTCTGGATCGGCGTGTCGTAGTCGAGGCGGGAGTCGTAGATCGGCAGGGCGATCTCGGTGCGCTTGGGCTTGGGCTGACCGACCCGGGCGGTCCAGATGGTCACCGCCTCGGCCAGCGGCGCCCCGTCTTCGATCTCCCGCTCGGTCACCGCCTGGATGACATAGTCGCCGGTCAGCAGCAGGTTGAGCGGCCGGTCATCGAGGGCGAGGCGCAGCCAGGCGCCGGTGTCGAGGTTCTGCACGGTGGCGAAGCGCTGTCCCGGGTTGCGCGAGGTCTCGTTGCGCAGCACCAGGTCGCCGATCCGCAGCTCGGCCTGCCCGTCCGCGGCGCCCAGGCTGCCGATCGACACCGACGCGTCGGCGCCGGCAGTCACCAGCGGCAGCCATGTGACGTTCGGCGGGCTGTCGGCCGGGCCGGACTGATAGCCGGGGAAGGTGGCCAGCGGCAGCCGGTGGCGGTGGCCGCTGGGGCGGTGGAACAGGGTCAGGTCGACAAGACGCACCTTCATCAGGCGGCCCTCCGGGTGTTGGCGAGTTTGCGGGGCAGGTCGCTGGTGGCCGCCTCGACGCGGGCCAGCAGGGCGGCGGCATCGGCACCGATGCGGGCGCGCTGGGTGAGGGCGTCGCGGCCGAGCGAGCGGACCTCGTCGCGCAGGCCCTCCACCGCCTCCAGCAGCTCGGCCACACCGGCGCCGCCGGCATCGAGGTCGGGGCGGCGGAAGGAGACCGTCGGCGCCGGCGGAGCAAAACCGTTCACCGCGGCGTCGAAGGCCGACGCAATCCGCAGGCTGTCGGCGCTGGATGCCACCGCCGCTCCGCCGCCCTGCCACAGCAGCTCCGGCCCGCGTTCCCCCACCCACACGGCGCCCGGCGGCGTGGCCAGGGTGCCGGTGGCAAAGCCCGGGATGCCGGCGCCGTGGGCCTGCGCCCGCACCGCCGCCTCGAAGGCGGACTGGTGCCCCAGCTTCACCCAGGCGTTCAGCCCGCTGTCGAGTCCGCCGTCGTAACCGGCGGCGCGGACGGCGGCGAGCTGCTGCGCCTGGGTCAGCGCGCCCCAGGCGCGGCCGACGTCGTCCGGTGCGCCATAGCGTGCCCCGCCGGCGATGGCGGTGACATTGGCGCCGAAGGTGGTGGCGCGCTGGGTGGAGGTGGCCAGCCAGAGATTGAAGGCCTCGTCCAGCTGGCCGCCCCAGCCCATGGCCCGAGCGATGCCGTGCTGCTGCTCGGCCGACAGCCCGTCCCAGGCCGACTGCACCGCCGCCGGCGCGCTGTAATGCGGCCGGTTGTCGCTGCTGTTGGTCAGCGTCATCAGCGGTGTCAGTGCTGCCTGCCAGACGGCGTAAGACTGGTCCATGACGTCGCGCAGGCTGGACAGGCTGCCCAGTTGCCGCTGCCCGATCGCCGCGGCCTCGGCCCGGGCCTTCTGCAGCTCCTTCAGCTGGTCCTGCGCCACCTGCAGATCCTGGGTGGCGGTGTCGAGGCTCAGCCCGCCGGTGTCGCCCAGCTCGGCGAAGACCTTGTCCACCTTGTCGAACAGCACCGACGCGGTGCCGCCGCTGGCCGCCTTCTCCAGCGCCACCAGGGTGGGACCCACCTGCAGCAGGGTCTGCCGGGCGGTGTCCTTGTCGGCATCGGTCGAGCCGCTGTCCTTCAGTACGGCATAGGCGGCGTCGAAGCGGTCGCTTGCCTCCTTGATCTTCTGCCGCGGCGCCAACGGCGAGTCGTCGCCCTCGCGCAGGGCGGCGCGGGCATCCTTGAACTGCTGGGCGGCCTGCAGCAGGGCGATAGCGCCGGACTGGATGGAGTCGACCACCTCCTGTTTGGCGGCGATCTCGCGGTCGTAGGCGTCCAGCAGGTCCTGCTGTGCCAGGGTGAAGGCTTGGCTCGCCCGCTCGGCCGCCTGCACCAGGCGCAGCTGGGTGGTGTCGTAGCCGGCCGCCTTGGCATCGGCCAGGGCTGCCGCCTGCTGGGCGTCCAGAGCGATCAGCCCGGCGCCGCGGTTGTTGCCGAGCGCCGCAACCATCCGGCTGGCGATGTCGGTCTGGTAGGAGGCGAGCGCCTTGGCCTTTTCCGCCGCCGTCTGGGCGGCGTCGGCGCTGTCCTGCCACGCCTGGGTCAGATACCCCACCATGGCGGTGTACTGGTCACCGCTGATGGTGCCGTCGTAGAGCGCAGCGTTCAGCCGGCCCAGCGCCGCCCGCTCGGCCTCGATGGTCAGCGTGCCGCCGGACGCTGCCTTCTCCACCCCGTCGATGACGCCGGCCAGTCCGGCAACCGCTGCTTTCGTGCGGTCGAGGCCCAGCCTCTGCAGCCGGTCCAGCGCGCTGGTTTTGGCGTTGGGGTCGATCAGCGCCTCGATGGCGACCGCGCCCTGCCGCTGAACATAGGCCACCGCGTCGGCGTAGCTGTCCTGCAGCTTCTTCGTGTAGCGCGCCGCCAGCTCGGCCACCTCGCCGGTGGTGTAGCCCAGCGACAGCAGCGCCGGCCGGAACTGCTCGAACTCGATCTCGGCCTGCCTGGTCGCCGCGGCCATGCCCACCAGCGGCTTGGTCGCCGGGCCGAGACCCATCATCGCCTCGATGCCCTTGCGGGCGGCGGCGGTCAGCTCGGTCTCGGTCGCCAGTCCCAGCTCGCTGGCCTTGCTCCGCCAATCGGTGATGTTGGTCTTGACCTGGTCGCCGATCGCCTTGGCATTCTCGGTGAAGGTCTTCAGCAGGTTGTTCGTCGGATCCAGGCTGGCGTTCATCACGTCGAGCTGCTGACGAAAGCCGGCGGCGAAGCCCAGGTCGTTGGCCAGATCCTCGGCCTTGGTCGCCTTGGAGGTGCTCAGCGCCGTCTTCACGTCATCGTTGACGCCGGTCAGCTGGCCGGTGCCGATCAGCCCCTTCAGGCTTTCGCGCATGTAGAAGGCGATGGCCTCGTTCTGGTCGGTGAACGCGGTCTTCTGCCCGGCCTTGTCCCCCACGGTCGGGGTGACGTACCACTTGCCGTCCTTGGCGAACTGCTGAATGAGCGCCGTGTTTGCACCGTCACCACCGGTCAGCTTGCCGCCGATCCCCGACACGATGGCGTTCATCGACGCTGCAACGGCGTCGGTCACCTGCTGCATCTGGCCAGCGTCGGCACCGTTGTCCGCCAGGGCGGTGTCGGTGCGGAACCCACCCTTGCCGTTCAGGACGATGTTGCCCGAGCTGTTGGGACCGACGGTGGCCTTCTGGGTGCCCAGCATGCCCATGATGCCACCGACCACCGCGCCGATCGCCAGCCCGATCGGCCCGCCGATGGCGCCCAAGCCCATGTAGGCGGCGAGTGCCGACGCACCGGCGCCCAATGCCGCGCCGGACAGGCCACCGACAACCTTGCTGTTGGTCGCCGTTCCGGCCATGCCGCCCAACATGCCACCGAACGCACCGGCGCCCGCCGCACCCAGATAGGCGGACAGGCCGCCGGTGATGCCAGCCCCTGATACGCCGCTTGCAGAGCCGGTGTAGAGGGTGTTGGCCGCTGCTGTGTTGCCAGCTGCCGCTACGCCAGTCGCCGCATTGGCACTCGCCGCCCCGGTGATGGGGGCCGCAGTTGCCGCCGTGATGCTGGCAGGGGCGGCGGCAGCCCATCCGCCGACAGTCCCGATGCCGAGCGTGCTGTAGCCAAAGCTGTCGATCAGGCCGCCGAGGCCGCCGGACCCACCGATGCCGAGCTTGTCCATCGCCCAGCCGGCGCCCTTCGACAAGGCGGTGTTGGTCAGGCTGCCGGTCAGGCCGCTACCCTGCCCTGCCTGTCCCGTTTGCCCGCTGCTGCCGCCGCTGAAGAAATCGAACACGGTGGGCAGGTTGCTGCCCATCACCCAGTTCTTGATCGGGTTGATGAGCGCCATCTTCAGAGCGAGTTGCTGCAACTCCACGCTGACGGTGCCGATGGCGTCGGCCCAGGACATCGTCGATTTGCCGGCGGCGGACAGCTTCTGCAGGATGGCGTCGAAGCTGCGGTCGCCGAACTGCTCCAACTCCTGGTAGGCGGCGTTGGTCCGCTCCAGCGCCAGGTTCTGCCGGGCGAGCGCTTCGGCGTTGGCCAGATAGGCCTGCCCTTCCCGGCTGGCGGCGTCGATGTTGCGGTCGCGCAGGTCGATCAGCGCCTGGGTGCGCGCCAGCTCCACCGCCCGCATCTCGGCCGACGCGCCGATCAGCTCAAGCTGCTTCTGTCCCAGCTCCAGCTGGTCGCGCTGCTGCTGAAGCATCGGCCCGGCCGCCGCGGCCGACTCCAGCTGCTGCGCCTGGGTCAGCAGCTCGACGTAATGGGCCTTGGCCTCATTGTAGCGCTGGGTGCCCTCCTCGCCTTCCTTCAGCGCCAGCGTGTGGGCCTGCTCGGCCACCTCGGCCGCCTTGACCGCCTTCGGCCCCTGCTCGTAGGCATCCATCAGCGCCCGGGCCGAGCGGATGCGGTCCTGGATCGGCTGGTCGGCGTCCTTGCGCAGCTGCTGGACGGTCAGCGCCTCCACCCGCGCCTCGGCCGCGGCGGCGGCATCGCCGTAGCCCTTCAGCCCGGCCGCCGCCACGCGGTTGGCCGCCGCTGCCGCGCGCTGGGCGGCCTCGCCCTTGCCGGCGGCCGCGGTCAGCCGCTGCTGGGCGGCGACGTCCATGGTGAGCTGGGTGACCTGCGCCCCGACCTCGCCGGCCAGCTCGGCCCGCGCCTTGCGCAGCAGCTGGGTGCGGGTGCTGCCCTCCTGCGCCGGGTCGAGGCCCTCGCGCAGCCGCTTGGCCACCTCCACCTCGACCTCGGCCGCCTTGACCGTCGCCGGATTGCCCGATGCCCGCGCCCGAGCCAGCTTTTCGGTGGCGTCGGCCTCCAGCGTCAGCAGCCGCACCGCTTCCGCCGACTCCGCCGGGACGATCTGGCTCTTCAGCCGGCCGCGCACGACGTCGCGCTGGGCGTCCCAGGTCTGATAGGCGGTGTCGTCGGAGGACCGGCCGCGATCCTGCAGGCCGGTGACGACGGGGGTTTTCTGCTCGGGCGGCGGCCCGACCATCTCCCCGACCCGCCGCTCCAGCCCTTCGGGCAGCGAGAGGGTCCAGCTCTTGGCCCCAAGCTCGGCCAGCTTGGAGGCCACCCCACCCACGGCCGAGCCCAGCCCGGTGAACCGCGAGGCGGCGGTGTCGGCAGTCTGTCCGGCGGCGAGCACCGCCTTGGCCGCCTCGTCCGCCGGGTTGGTCAGCAGCGCCAGCCGGGCGGCCAGCTCCTTCGCCGTCCTGGACGCGGCTTCCGCCTTGGTCGCCGGATCGGCCAGACGCTGCGCCAGATCCAGCAGCGGCTTGCCGGCGGCGCCGGCGTTGCGCCCGACCTCGTCCAGCATGCGCACCAGGTTGGCGATCGCCTCCGGATCGTCGGCCGCGGCCGAGCGGAAGGCCTGGAACGCGATGCGCAGCCGGTCCACCTGGTCGGCAGCCAGCCCCATCTGCTCGTACACCCGGGCCGAGCTGGCGGTGTCGGTCGAGACGTTCCAGTCGCCCGACACCGGCCGCGCCACCGAATCCGGGCGGTAGACCGCTGCCGACGCGGCACTGCGCTGGGCGGCGATCGCCTTGGCCTGCTCGGCCAGGGCCTCGTCCAGCTTGATCCGGGTGACCGCCCGCATGCTGTCCGACAGGCGCCCGTACTGGGTGGCCAGCTGCTCGACGTCCGCGGCGGAGTCCTTCACCACGTCCTGGGCAGCGCGCTGCGCATGTTCGAAGCTGTCGGCCGCCTCTTCGGCCGCCGTGGTGCGGGTGGCGAAGAAAGCCACCGCCGCGGCACCGGCCAGCAATGCCGCCCCCCACGGTCCGCCGACCACCCCGAGCATGCCGGCGCCGGCGGCCTTTACCCCGTTCCAGGCCGCGGTCAGCAGCGAGGCGCGCTGCGCCAGGGCGATGCTCGCCGCATTGGCGCTCACCGCCATGGTGGTGAGGTGGGCGTCGGCGACCACCACGGCCTCGCCGGCCGCCGCGGTGGCGAGCTGGGCGGCGCGCAGCCGGGCCAGCGAGGCCATCTTTTCGGCGTCGGCGGCAATCGAGGCCTCGCGCGCCATCACCACGGTGGCCTCGGCGTCGCGCTCCGTCGCAAGCGCCTTGGCCAGCACATAGACGTTGGTGGTGAGCGCCGTCTTGGCCCGGGCCGACGTCAGCGCCGATTCTGCCGCGGCAAGGTTGCCGGCGGCGGTCCCTGCCACCGCCGACTTGGCCGCGAACTCCGCCTCGGCCGCCTGCACCGTCGCAACCGTGGCGGTCCGGGCCGTCTGCGCCCGGATCAGGTCCTGCGCTGCTGCCAGCTTCTCGGCATTGGCCGCCTCGGCCGTGGCCACCGCCTTGGCATAGAGGGCGACGCGCTGGTCGTCGATGGCCTGGGTGACCGCGGCAATGCCGGTCGGCATCATGCGCGCCGCGGCGATGGCGCCCAGCGCCAGGGCAGCGCCGCCGGCGGCCTTGGTCACCGCATCGAGGTTGTCGGCCAGCACCAGGATGCCGGAGGAAATGCCGGCGGTCAGCCCCACCGCTTGGTTCATCTGGCCGATCTGGCGCTGGGCGGTGTTGGCCAGCACCGTCAGGCTGTCGGACACCGTGGTGGCGATGTGGCCGAACTCGGTGTCGATGGCGGTGCTCTGCTTCAGCAGCGCATTCACCACCGTGTCGGCGGTCAGAGCCCCCTGCTCGGCCAGCGACTTCAGGGCGCCGCGCGGCACGCCCAGCCCATCGGCCAGGGCCTTGGCCAGCCGCGGCGAGGCCTCCATCACCGAATTGAACTCGTCGCCACGCAGCACGCCGCTGGCCATCGCCTGCGACAGCTGCACCAGGGCGCCGGCGGCGGTGCCGGCCTCGGTGCCCGAGATCTTGAAGGTCTTGGAGATGGTCTCGGTCAGCCGGATCACCTGCCCCTGGGACTTGCCCATGGTGAGGGCGGCATCGGCCAGCGAGGTGTAGAGCCCGACTGTCGGTTCCATGGCCGAACGGGCGCGCTGGGCGGCCTGGAACAGCTGCTCCTGAACCGCCACCGCCTTTTCGCCGGCACCGGCATAGAGCGCGATCTTCGAGGCGGACAGACTCCAGGCGTCGGCCGCCCTGATCGCCTCACCCGCACCCTGCGCCAGTCCGATGCCGGCGATCACGCCGGCAACGCGGCCGGCGGCACTGCCCAGCGCATCGAAGCTGGAGGATGCCCGGCGCACGGAGCCGTCGACGCGGCCGGCGAACTGGTCGACGCGGGCTTCCGCCTGCGACAGCACCCGCCGCAGGCCAGAGTCGTCCGCACCGACCGGCACCATCATGCCGGGGAAATCAGCCATGCCGGTCTCCGGAAACGAAAAGGGCGCCGGTCACCCGGCGCCCCTGCCCTTGCCCATACCCATGTCAGGGTCCGGGCGCTTCAGGCCGAACACGGCCCGCGCCCGCTCCTTCAGCTCCGCCGTGTCCTTGGGCTTGCGCTTCTGGCGCTTCGCCCCGGGGGTGGTGGCGGCGAGGAAATCGACCTTCCCGTCCATGGCCAGCTGGATGTCGGGGAACGGGGCGTCCAGCGCCTCGCTGCGCGACCATCCCAGCCAGCCGGTGGCGTACTGGAACATCCGGTCCACGTACTCCGCGAAGGTCAGCCGGCTTCCCCCGATGCGGCGGCCTCGCTGTCCGGCTCAGCCTTCCCGGCCTTGGCGGTGTCCGTCTTGGGCGCCTTGCCGCCGCCGGCGAGGAAATTCAGGAACAGCAGCACCTGCGGCGCGACGACGACGACACCCTCGGCGAAGATCGCCTCGGCGGTGGCCTCGGCCTGCTTGCCGACGCGGCCGGCGGCGGCGTTGACGACGTTCACCAGCGTGTCGAAGTCGAAGGCGTTGGTGTTGGTGAAGGCCTGCTGCAGCCCGCCATACAGGCGGCAGATGGTGCGCGAGGCGCGGACGTTGGCGAACAGCTCGACGTCTTCACCGTCGAGGCTGACGGTCATCACGCCGTGCGCGAAGCGCGGCGCCGTGCTGGGGACGGTCATGGCAGGATCTCGCTTTGGACGGGGAGAAGAGCCGGCAGCCAGGGTGGGCTGCCGGCGTCAGGGCACCGGCGCTTAGGGCGCGTCGGCCGCCACCTCGATCGGTTCGGCGTCGATTTCGAGGCCGACGCTGGCCTCGATCACCTTGTCGTTGCCGCCGATTTCGGTGGTGTAGGACATGACGTAGGCACGCAGGTAGATCGTGGTCGGCGTGCCGCCGTCGGGGGCATCGTCGAACTCGATCTTGATGTTGTAGGCGGCCTTGCGGTTCTTCGCCGCGGCGCGGATCGCCGTCTGGCCGGCGCCGGTCGGAACGCGGGCCAGCTTCAGCGTGCCAGAGCCATAGTCGACGGTGCCCTTCTTCTTATGGACGGCTCCGTCGCCCAGCGTCTTGTAGGTGACCTTCTCGAAGGTCTCACCGAAGGCGCCGATGTCCTCGATCTCCTCGACCTCGGTCCAGGCGAGCGCCTTATACTGGGCTTCGGTGGTGCACAGGGCGGTGGTGGAAAGGAACAGGCGCGTGCCGGCGCTCTGAACAGCGTTGCCGCTCATGGGAATGCCCCTCCTTCGGGCAAAGAAAAAGCCGCCCGGAAGCCGGGCGGCGGGGACGCTCCGGAAGCTCCGGAGGGCTCAGGCGTCGGACTCAGGCGTTGGGCTGGCCAAACGTGGTCTGGTAGGTCACGGCGAACTGCAGGCGGGTCACCCCGGCCTTCAACTCGCCACTGGTCAGGCGGTCGGTGACGGTGCGCACCAGCTCGATGCGATCCACCGTGCCGGCGAACTTGCCGCCGCCGGCGATCACCTGCTCGATGCGCAACGCCATGGCGTCGAGCTGGTCGTCCAGGTCGGCGCCGGCGCGGACGTAGCCGTCGACATAGAGGTCCATGCGCCGCAGTTGGCGCCGGCTCCCCATGGTGATTTCCTGCGTCGCCTCGTCGGGTGTGAACAGGCCGATGCAGGGCAGCGCGTCCGGCTGCAGCGGATCGTCCCGGTTGGCGGTGACTGGAGCGACGGAGGCAAGCGCCGTGGCGATGGCGGTGCGGATCCGGGTGCGCGGGTGCATCAGCGCGACTCCCGCAGCAGCAGAACGGTCATGCCCTGCCCGTCCGGCCGCGGCTCGGACACCGTGAAGGACAGGCCGCGCACCTCGACGACGGCGCCGGCGGGCACAGGCCCGCCCATGTCGGCGTCGACCACCGCCAGCGAGGTCATCAGGGTGGAGACCGGCCCGTCGTCGGTGTCCACCTGATAGTGTCGGCGGTCGAAGATGCCGGTGACGGTGAGGTCGGAGCGGCCGGGCCGGCGGATCACCGCCGGCTCACCGAAGGCGCCGACACAGGCGGCATTGAGGTCATCGAAGACCATGGCCGATCACCCCTGCAGAGCGGCCCAGGCCCGGTCACGCTGGTCGGCGGTGATGTCCGCCGCCAGCAGCTCGCCCAGCGCCTTCAGGTCCGGCTTGCCGCCCTTGAAGTGCTTGGCATTCGCCGGGTCCAGCTTGCCGATCGCCGCGATGATGCGGTCGAGCGGCAGTTCCTCCACCCCGGCCGCGTCGCCGGCCTTCACCCAGCGGGCGAAGCCGCGGGCCACCAGGGAAGCGGCCTGTTCGTCCTCCGGGTCCTTGACCTCGATGACGGCCCCCGGCCGCAGCGCGGTCTCCTTGGCCACCTTCACGGTGACCAGCAGGCGCAGCTTGGCCATGGATCACCTCACCGTCGCGCACATGCAGGCGTTGGGACGCCGCGGGTAGACCAGCGGCGCCGACTGGCTCAGCAGCATACGCCGGCCCGGGTTCTCTTCGATCCAGCTCTTGGGGAAGACCTCCAGGGCCTGGTAGCCGGCGCGCGGGTCGAGGATGGCGCCATGGGCCTGGATGCCCTCCATGGCGCCGGTGGCGCCCAGCAGCACCGTGTAGTCCGGCAGCAGCTCCTTGGTGGCGCCATTGTCCTTGTACGTATCGTTGTACGTATAGAACTCAACCATCCCGATCCGGCCCTTGAACACCGGAGTGCCGGGTACGCCAGGCTGGAATCCCATCTGGACGATGGCAGCCTGCCCCAGCGTGCGGTCGAGCACCTTCTCCAGTTTGGGGTCAGCCTCGAACAGCGCCCAGGCCTTGGCGTCCATCACCACGACGTTGACCGCGGCACCGGACTTCCGCCCCACTAGGTCGATCCATTCCGACACGTCGGCATAGGGCGACACGCCGGACTCGCCCCAGCGGGCGCCGGCCGACAGCACCAGCGACAGATCGCCGTCACGCTGGAAGTCCACCAGGACCTCCGGATAATCGTCGCCCTTCACCACGCACTTGCCGGTGCGCAGGACCTCGGCCGCCATCACCTCCTTGCGGCGCAGGATCTGGGTCAGCTGGCGCTGCAGCTTGGCGCCCAGGATGGCCTGCTCGCGGGCGCCGGCCGATAGGGTGCCGGTCAGCGGCTCGCCGGCCAGCCGGCGCAGCGGCTCGCCCGGCTTGATGTCGTGCAGCGGCTTCACATAGGCCGGGGCGAACATCCGGGTTTCATAGCCAGTGTCCGACCCGACGCGGCCGGCGGCGAGCGGCGAAACGAAGGGGGCGATCTCGATGTCATCGACCTCGACGTCGAAGATGATCTTTTCATCGTCGCTGAAGCTGGCCAGCGGGAAGAACATGTTCAGCAGGAAGCGGGGGGCCTTGGCGCGCAGCGACTGCAGCACCCCCAGCATGGCAAGGGTCGAATAGATGTCCATGGGTGGGGCCCTCAGAGGAAGATCGACAGGTCGCGCAGCGCGTCGGCCGCCGACGCGGCGGAGTGGCCGGCGCCGAAGGTCAGCTGGTCCGGGTTGAACTCGCCGCTGAAATAGGCGATGGCCTCGACGTCGCCGGCGGTGGCATCGACCGGTTCGGCCAGGATGGCGCAGGGCTTCTCGGTGCCGTCGTTGGCCATGGCCACCGACAGGACGAAGCGCTTGGTGCCGCCGGTGCGGCCGAGCACGGCACCGGCGGGCAGCGCACCGACGCCGCTGGCAACGGTCACCAGCCGGGTGATGCGCGGAAAGTCGCCGCCGATCAGGGACGGCAGCGGCTGATTGCTCTGGGAGGAGAAACTGGCGGAGGTCATCGGGTGCCGTCCTTCTTCGGAATGAGACCGACAGCGGCCATGCTGGCCAGCACCGCGGCGGCGGCCTTCTGGTCGTCGCTCAGGGTGGCGGTGTCGGTCGAGGCGCCGATGGTCGGGTTGGGGTGGGCGTCCATGGCGGCGAGCGCCAGGGGGTTGCCGGTAGAGGCACCGGGCACGGTGGCCCCGATGGGTGCAGCCTCCATCGCGGCGCAGGCGGCCTCGACCGTCAGGTCGGTGTTGAAGGCCAGATGCGCGGCGAGCTGGACGCGGCCGGCGGCGGCAGGGGCTGCGAAGATAGCGGCGCAGCGCTCACGCTCACCGGGGGCGTCGGCCTGCTGGCCGGTAGCATTCTTATCGCCCCCGTCGCCATTGCTGGGCGCGTCGTCGTCTTCGCCGTCTTTCGGCTTGTCCTTGCCCTTGTCCTTCTGGTCGACATCGTCGCCGGCACCGGCCTGCGGCGTGGTGCCGCCGGTGCCGGCCTTGGTGCTGTCGGTGCCCGCCTGGGTCTCCCCGTCAGCCGCCTTGGAGCGGCCGAAGGGGTTCAGGTGAGCGAAGCTGAACGTCTTCACTGAGTGTCCCTCACATGATCCACCAAGGCCGAAAAGGCCCGGTCGGGTGGCAGGACCGCATCGGCCAGCCCAAGGCGCACGGCCTCGGCGGTGCCGACCGGCCCCTCAAAGCAGCGGGCCTCGGTGGCGAGGACCGCCGCCACGTCCAGCCCGCGGGCGCGGGCGACGGTTTCGGCGAAGAGCTGGCGCAGCGCATCGACCTGCCCCTGCCACTCGGCACGCACCGCCTCGGGCAGCACGGCATAGGGGTGACCGTCGGTCTTGTGTGCGCCGGACTGGACGATGGTCGGCTTCAGCCCGGCCTCCTCCAGCATGCGGGAATAATCCCAGTGCATCAGCCAGACACCGATCGAACCGACCCCACCGGTGCGCGGCACCGCGATGCTGTCGGCGGCACAGGCGATGGCGTAGGCGGCGGAATAGGCCTCTTCGCTGCAGATCGCCCCAACCGGCTTGCCCGTCGCCGTCTTCATGGCGACGATCCAGTCCACCAGGTCGAAACAGCCCTGCGCGATGCCGCCGCCGCTGTCGATGTCGAGGCAGACGGCGCGCACGTCCGGATCGGCGAAGGCATGCGCCAGTTGAAACCGCAGCCCGTCATAGCCGGTGACCCAGCTGCTGCCGATGTATCCCAGCTTGGGCACCAGCAGCCCGGCGACCGACACCACCGCCACACCCTGGTCGACCTCGTAGGGCCGGCGGGTGCCGTTGATCTCGCCCAGCCGGTAGCAGCCAGCCGGCAGCTCCCCGCCGGCGCGGTTCGCCTGGGTCAGCTGGACCATGCGCGCAGCCGCCGTCTCGGCCCAGGCTGGGGACACCAGCACGGGCTGCATCGTCTTCAGCATGTCGGGAAACTCCGTCAGGTGCCGGCCGGCGGCTCGGGCTGGTCAGGGGTGGGCATGAAGTTGACCTCGGGCAGGGTCAGCCCGCGCGCCTTCAGCGCCTCCTGCTCCAGCGCGATCTGGTCCAGCAGGTCGTCGAGGTCGCGGCCCTGGTCGAGGGCCTCGTCGCGCAGGGTGGAGATGCCCAGCCGCACCCGCATCGCCGCAGCGGTGATTTCCTTCACCGGGTCAACCCAGCCACGGGCCGGACCGCGCCACACCCCGCGCAGCCACGCCTGCCGCCGCGCCCGGCTCTCCGAGAAACCCGGCAGGTCGAGGTAGCCGCGCCACACCGCTTCCTCGAGCACCAGGTCGAGCGTCGGCCGGCACCAGGTCAGGGTCTTATGCATGCGCAGGAACAGCACGAAGCGCCAGCCCTCCAGCAGCGACGCGCGGGCGCTGGAGTAGTTGGTCTTGCTGAAGTCGCGCATGAACGTCTCGTAGGTCATGCCGATGCCGGTGGCGATCAGCCGGCTGACCGTGGTGACGAACCCGTCCATGCCGGCACTCGGGCGGTTGCTCGAGTAGCCCTTCAGCGTCTCGCCCGGCAGCAGGCGCGGGATGGCGCCGCCCGGGCCGATGCCGAGCTGGACCGACGGCTGGGCGTTGCGCATGTCCATGTAGCTGTTGGCGTCGCCGAACAGGTCCAGCAGCGTCTGCCCGTCTGCCGGGCTTTCCAGAACCGCGGCGATCACCGCGTTGACCACCGCCGCCTGCAGCTCGGCCCGCTGGAACCGGGCGCGCTGCTTCAACTCGGTCATCACCGGGGCGAACACGGAGACGCCGCGGTGCTGGCCCGGCCGCTTCTGGTCGAAGGAGTGGATCACCACCCGCCGGCCGCCCGGTCCGCGCAAGGGCACCCGCTGCCACTCCGCCGCGGCCATCGCCCACGGCATGAAGAGGTCGCCCGGATGGTTGGAGCGGATATGGTAGGCGACGGGCGCCCCATACCCGTCGATTTCGACACCGTCGCGCAGGCGCGGATCGCCGATGCGGTCCTGCGGGTTGGACAGGCGATCCGCCTCCACCGTCTGCATCACCGTGGCGAAGCGGCTGCCCAGCCGGCGCTGCCGCTCCGGCAGCCACAGCGCCAGTTGCAGGCTTTCGCCGGCGACGAGATCCGACTGCACCGACTGGCGCAGCATCGAGCCGAAGGGCAGCTGGCCGGTGACGTCGCAGGCGTCGCGGTCCTCGCTCCACTCGTGCCAGATGGATTCGATGCGCCGGGCGGCGTCCTGCGCCTGGTCGCGGCCGATGCCCAGCGCGCGATAATCCGGCATCGACTGGAAATCCAGGCCGAAGCCGATGGCGCTGTCCTTCAGCGACTGGACCGCACCGGAAACCAGGGCGTCGTTGCGTTCCAGGTCGCGGGCACGGGCGACGATGGTCTGGCGGTCGCCGTCCAGGTCGGCATCGGGGGAGCCTGCCGCCGGCGTCCAGTCGCGCAGTTCGGGCGCGTTGCCCGATCCGGCGAGAAAGGCGCCCATGGCCGCCTGCGCCCGGGCCCGGCGGATCTCGCCCTGGGCGATCGGCCGGCCGTGCCGGTCGAGGATGACGGGGGCGGTGGCCATCAGCCGATCATCCGGACATAAGGCGACACCGCCGGACCGCGCCGGCCCCTGGCCGCGGCGATCTGGCGTTCCAGCGAGGCGATGTAGCTGGCGAGCTGGGTGGCGTTGGCCGGGGCGTATTCGACCACGCGGTCGCCAAAGCGAACGCTGACCTTCTGCTGGCCAAGCCGCAGGGCATGGTGCGCGGCCCGCGCTTCAGCGAGCCACGTCTCCAGGGTGGTGACGTCGGTCATAGGTACAGCTCCCCTTTGTCGGTCGAGGCCGGTGGTGCCGGCGCCACCGGTTGGACGGCAGCAGCCGGCCGGCTCAGCCGGCGTGCCCGCTCCACCGCCGCGGCGATCGCGTCGGCTGGAGTCGACTCCCCGCTGGTGTCGCTGGTGTCGCCAGCGGCCTCGGCCTCACCCGCAGGTGCCGCCTCGATGTCGGCCTCGCCCAGTTTCACGTATTTGCCGGACAGCGCCTGCAGGCCGCACACCGCGGCGTAGGCGTAGACGAAGCACACCCCGGCCTCGTGGGCCTCTGCCGGCTTCACCCACACCGTGTATTGCTGACCGCGCGGAACGATCAGCGTCTCCCGGGTCAGCTGGGCGAAGAACTCGTCGTCCAGCTCGCGGGCGCCGTCGATCGGCGCCTGCGGGAAATGCACATGGCGCGGCCCGGGCTTGTCCACCGCCAGGCTGCCATAGGCCCAGTCACGCGCGGCGTTGCCGCCGATCATGTACCAGACATGGCCCAGCTTGCTGGACGGCTTGCGCGGCCACACCTTGCCCCGCTGGCCCCGGCTTTCCGAGCGGCCCTTGATCGCCCACACCCGCCGGGAGCGGCGCTTATTGGCGAAGGCATAGACCTCCTGCGTGTGGTGGCCGCCTGAATCGATGCAGGTGGCCCGCACGTCCAGCGTGGTGCCGTCCGGCTTGCGGTACCGGCGCAGCAGCACCTGCTCGTCCAGCGCCGCCCACACCTCGCCCTTGGCCGGATCGCCGACCAGGACGAAATGGCCGATCAGCCAGACCTCCAGCCCACGGCCCCAACCGTAGACGGAGGCCTCCAGGCGCGGGTTGACCTTGCCGGACTGGACGTCCACCCCGACGGTGATGAACTCGACACCTGCCGGCACCTCGGCCGGGTACAGCTCCATGCGGTCGATGAAGCTGCTGCTCTTGACCTCCTGCCCGTAGGTCGCCCGGTAGGGGCGGCCCAGCCGCAGGTTCATGAAGGGCTGCACCAGGCTGGCCGGATCGGCCTGCGCCTCCAACCATTCCTGGACGATCACCGGCCAGGCGGCGTTGGGATTGAGCGACATGCCGGTCCACAGATGCATGCCGACATGGCCCGGCACCTTCGCCTTGGCGGTCGGGCGCCACTCGCCGTTGGCGTCCATCCACGCCTTGTGCCGCTCTTCGATGATGCAGCCGCAGGTGCCGACGTACCACACCTTGTCCAGGGTGCCCTCGGCGTCCAGGCTCCATTTCAGCCCGTGCGGCACGTCCGGCCCGCCCCAGTCCAGATACTGCCAGCCGTCGAGCTGGCCGGCAGCATCGGAGCATTGTGGGCACGGCACGAAGTAGCGCCGCTGATCCGATGCCAGCCATAGCTTCCACACCCGGCTGGTCTCGTACAGCAGCGGGGTCGAGCCGCGCACCATCGAGCGGTTCCAGAAGGTCTCGCCGCGTGTCCAGAACAGCTTCAGCTTGTCGCCCTGGGTTTTCGCCCCGGGCGTCCAGCCGTCGCCGTCGATTTCGTCGGCGAACAGGAAGCGGGCCGAGTAGCGGCGGAAGGCATCGTCCGACGCGGCCCCCACCACGCGCACGCTGGCGCCGTTGCTCAGCTGGTAGAAGGTGGCATTGTCCTGCTTCTCTCCCTTGCGGGTCGGCCGCATCAGCGGCTTCAGCACCGGGGTGTCGCGCAGCATCGGCGCGATTTCACCGCTGCCGAAGTCTTCCGCATCCGGGATCGTCGGCTGGGCGATGGCGCACAGCGTCGGGTCCTGGTGGAGGTGGTAGCCCACCGCCAGCGTGGCGCAGCGCGTGTAGCCGACGCGCGCCGCCTTCAGCACCGTCAGCAGCGGCACGGTCGGATCGCACATCAGGTCCACCAGCCCGCGCTGGTAACCGTAGAGCGTCACCTTGCCGTGCTCGGCCCCGGTGCCCTTCGGGATCCAGCCGAAGCGTTCGGCCCACACGGAGCCGCTCATGCGCTCCTGGAACTTCAGGCTGCCGTCGAACAGGGCCAGCAGCGCCCGGCGCAGCTCGCCCCGTCCGGTCCGGTAGTCGCCATGACGATGCGCGCTGACCCGCGCTGCCGCCTCAAGCCCGCGGTTCATCGTCCTGCCCGATGGCCAACCCGGCGCCCCAGCCCTTGACCAGCTCGTCGCGGGCAGCGTCGAAGGCCCGATTGATTTCCGTCTCGGCCAGGGCCTGGATTTCCGGCGCTCCGGTCATCGCCGCGGCGCGGCCGGCGATCTTGGCCACCGCGTTGGACAGGCCGGTGCGCAAGGATATGCAGAAGCCGGCGACATCGGCCGCAGCCTCATGGCGGTTCACCACCTCGTTCAGGGCCTCGTCGGCCTTGATCTCGGCCACCACTGCATCGGCCACCGCCTTGCGGCGCTTGGCCTCGTCGGCGGTAATGACGCCGATCTCGCCTTCGTAGCCGGCGGCGACGTCGGCCACGGCACGGTCCACCAGCCAGCGGTGAACGTCGGCTGTCTCAAAGGCCCATTCCCGGCCCTTGGCCCCCTTCTCCGCGAAGGGGCAGCCGTCGCGCACCCACGCGTCGACGGTAGGCAGGCTGACGCCGAACACGTCGGCCAGCTCCGCCCGATTCACCCGTTGGCCCGGTTTGGACATAAACAAAAACCTCGATCCGAAAATTTCTCAGAGGGTGGACCGGTGCGGCCCGAATTACCCTCGCCGGGGGGTGCCCCCGGAAGGACCCGCAACCGCCGGCTGACCCCTCACCGTCCGTCGGTCACCGCCGGGCGGCGAAGCGGGCGTTGACCGTCCGCACCGCCTCCTCCAGCCGCCGGCCGATGGTGGCCCGCACCGCCCGTTCCACGATGTCGTGGAAGCGGAAGCGCGGGCGGTAGCTCGGTGCCCGGACGAAGATCACCACCGGTCGGGCGTCGGCGCCGTCGCGCTGGTAGATGCCCGGCGGCAGCCCGCCGGCATTACCAGGCAAGGCGGCGAAGTAACCGTTGCGCCGCCGCTTCTTCCGGCTGCGGGCGCTGTCCGTGCGGTTGGCGCTGTATCCCTGCTCCCCAAAGGCCCGGGTCTGCGACAGGATGCGCACCACCTCCGACCGCCGCATGTTGCCGTAGGCGTCCAGCCTGGCTTCCTCGCCCGGGACCGCGAACATGCCGGCCGGCAGCAGGCCGGCAGCGCGCAGCTGGCGCTCCATCCGCTTGTCCCGGCGCGGTCCGCCCTCGACGTTCGGCAGTAGGTAGCGCGCCGCCGGCGTGCCCTTGCCCCAGTCGTCCTTGAAGCCCACCCACGCCACCGGGTCCGCCTTGGTGGCGGGCCGGACGAAGGTGGCGTTGACGGTGTAGGGCGTCGGCCGATCGAAGGTTTCCGGCAGCACCCGCTGAACCGCCAGCTTGGCGTCCTGCGCCGTCCTGGTCAGCGCCATCGGCAGGGCGTAGCGGGTGAGTTGATCGCCATACCGGCGAATGGCCGCCTTCACTTGGTCGGCAGAAGCCCGGATCCGTGCATTGGCCATTTTGTTCGTACTCGAAGTGTGACGTTCATCACTGCCGGACACCCCTCGAAGGATGACACTGGCACCTCGAATTCACACTGACTTGCCAGCCGTTCGAAACGTCTGGAGCTGGAAGGACCACTATGCCTCAGAAGCTCCAGCCCTTGGCGATCTGCCTGGAATGCGGAACGCCCTACCTCGCGTTGGAGGCGATCACGCACGGGTGCACAACGCAGACGCCAGCCGGCCGGTGTGGTGGCGAGGTCGCTGCCAAGTGGCGCGACGAAGACTGGATAGTCTGCCCCTCCTGTGATGGGGGCAGTTGTCCGAAATGCTGTGAGTTGGGTTGGCTACCCGTGCCACGCCGAAAGCCAGCGCGCTCCTACGGTTATGGGTCAGAACCTCGATCAAAGTGTTCACGCGTGAACACTTTGGATGGCCGGCGGAGGCGGTCCCGGACGTCGAGCGCCAGCAGCACCAGGCGCCCGATGACCAGCGCCACCGTGCCCCAGAAGGCCAGCTCCTGCGCCGGCCCGTGCAGAGCATCGAGCCACCAGCCCATGGTGCCGCCGATCGTGACGATGACGCCGTCGGTGGCGGTTCGGGTGGTAAGGCCGTGCATCACGTCCTCCAGGTGCATGGTCATGCCACCAGCTCCTCGGCCAAGTTGGCCAACCGCTGCCAACCGGCTTCGAAATAGCGCCGGTCGCGCTCGATGCCGATGAAGCGGCGGCCCGTGGTCAGGGCGGCGTGGCCGGCCGACGCGCTCCCGAAGAACGGGTCGAGCACCGTCTCGCCCGGTGGGCAGACGGTGCCGATTAACTCGGCCAGCAGCCCCACCGGCTTCTCCGTCGGGTGGGCGCCGAACCGCACCGGCGCATGGCGCAGCACGTTGGCCACGTTGCGGCGCAGCGGCTCGGAGCCCTTGCCCTTGGTGAAGTGGTGGATCAGCTCGTGCTGATGGCGGAAGTGCGTCCCCATGCCGAAATAGGTCTTGTCCCACACCAGCAGCCCGACCCGCTTCAGGTCAGCGCTTTCCATGGCGTCGGCCGCATGACCAGACAGGAACAGCGCCGCCTCGCCCCCGTCGATGGCATCGGCCAGATGATCGCCCATGCGCCAGTCGATGAAGGCCAGCACATGGCCGCCCGGCTTCAGCACCCGCTGCCACTCCATGGCGCAGCTGCGCAGCAGGTGGAGGAATCCGCGCGTGCTCAGGCTGTCGGAGCCGAACCACCGGTCACCGGCGCCCTTGGTCGACCGCGTCATGGTCTTCCCATAGGCGGTACGGCCGGCCTCGCGGGTGGCGCCGCTGGAATAGGGAACGTCGGTCAGCACCAGGCTGACCGAGCTGTCGGGAAGCTCCTGCATCCGCTCGATGCAGTCGCCCAGCATCAGCGTCGCGGCGCCGATCGTCACGGAATGGGAGGTCATTGCTATTCCCTGGCAACGAAGGCCACACCGTGTGTGGTAGGCCTTGAAGGAAACGGAATGTTCAAGGCGACTTTCGCCTTTAGGTGATAGGCTTTCGGTAAGGAGCGCGAAGATAGAAGGCGACCGCGAAGATGGAAGACGACTTAAAATCCTTGCTGAGTCGGTCAAAGGCTTTGCGTCAGCAAGCATCTGAGGCTGTCGAAGCCGCGCAACTCATTTCCAGGTGCGGCGCTACACGCTTGGATGACCTGAAACGCGAAGGGGCCAATCTCCGGCGACGGGCAAAAGCCGCCAGGGCCCGAGCCGCTGAGCTTTGCCTTGAAGCACGAGAACTCCTAGCTGCACCCTCAATAGGAGATAAGCTGCCAGCCCATTGGAATCCTGATAACTTTCCGATTTAGCTTGCGATAATGCCGATTTTCGCAAGCTCGGTTTCAGGCGGTCGCCACCATCAGCGGCTTGACGAAGAAGGCGTCCTCGCCTCCCTCGATGGACACGCCGTCGATGCCCGCGGCCACCTTCGGCTCCGCCAGCAGCGCGGCCCGGTCGACCTCGCTCTTGGTGCGGATGAAGCGCCGCAGCTTGCGGTCCTCCTCCAGCCGCTTCAGCAGCGCGTCGACATCCGCCACCACCAGCTTGGCCGTCGTCTTCTTCACGCCCATGGTGCCGGTGGACAGCGCCACCGACTTCTTGCCGCCGGTCAGCAGGCTGGAGCGGTTGGCGTCGAAGTAGCCGCGCAGCAGCTCGGTGTCGGCGGAGATGGCCGTGCGCAGCGGCGCCGCGGCAGTCTCATAGGCGAGGTTCGCCTGGGCGACAGCCACGTCCAGCGAGGCCTTTAACCGGCCCAGTTGCGCCTGCGCAGCGCCGATCCGGCCGACCACGGCCGCGGCCTGGTCCTGGGTGCGCACCCTGCGCACCGGAGCGGTGACGGTGTCGGTCATGTCAATCCTCCGCGATGAGCGCCGCCATCTGGCCAGCCAGATCGGCGCGGTTGTCGTCGTAGATCTGCAGGGTCTGGACGTTGCGGTGCCGGCTGAAGCGCTGCACCGCCCGGATGTTGCCGTTGCTGGCGTCCAGCGCCGCGGTGATGGCCGAGTGCCGCAGCCCATGCGGCCGGGTGGCGATTCCCACCCCGGCACCCAGTTCGCGGACGATCTGATACACGGCGGCGCCGGTCAGCCGCCCCTCGCCCCGGCCGGCGGCATCGAGGCGGTGGAACAGCGGTCCGGGGGCCTTCCCCCGCACCGCGATCCACGCCTCGAGCGCCGTCCTGGTGGCGGCGGGCAGGGTGACCCGCTCGCGCTGGGTCCGCCCCTTGCCCAGCACCGCGATGGCTCCGCGCCGGCTCTCGTAATGCTCCAGGTCCAGCGACACCACCTCGCCGCGGCGCAGGGCAACGTCGTGCAGCAGCCGGACGATGGCGGTATCGCGCAGGCCCTTGGCGTCGGTGCGCTCCTTGGCCTGCGCCACCATCGCCCGCACGCCGTCCCGCCCCGGCCCCCGCGTGTCGCGGTAGGGGGCGGAGTCGACGTTCTCCGCGTCCAGCGTCCAGCTGACCAGGCCCAGCGTGTTACCCAGCTTGACCACCGACCGCAGCGCCGCCAGCCGGCGGTTGACGGTGGCGGGCTGAAGCTGCCGCCGCACCATGTCGGTGCGGTAGCCCAGCGCCAGAGCGTTGGCCTGCCCATGCTCCACCGCCAGCAGCATCCGCACCGCCTGTTCGGCGGTGGCGGCGAAGGCGGCGAGCCCATCCTGCCGGGCCACGAAGGTCCGGAAGTCCTCATGATCCCGCCGGTAGGCCCGCACCGTGTTGGCCGAGCGCCCGGCATAGAAGGCGTCCAGCAGGTGCTCCTGGATGCGGTCCAGCCGCAGCGCCGGGGCGTGGCGGGCGTGGCGGGCGTCGCTGACGTCCTGTCCGGCCGGATCGCCCGGAAGGACGGGAAGGCTCATCCGTCGATGGCGTCGCGCAGCTCGGCCACGGTCATGTCCTCCGGCAGCTCGCGCAGCATCGCCGCGACCTGCTGGCCGAAGAACTCGACCGCACCGTCCGACGGGCACACCGCCACCGGGTCGCTGTAACGGGTGAGGCCGGCGCCGGCGGCGACCGCCTCGCGGATCAGCTCGTCCATCCTGCTGTCCTGTCAGGAAAGCCGCGCGACCGCCCGCGCATCGGCCACCCGGCCGGCGGCATGATCGCGCAGCATGTCGAAGAGAGGCGCGCAGTCCTCCACCAGATCGATCAGCCAGGGCGCCCGGATCCAGCCCTGCCGGGTCCGGATCTCGATAACCTCGATGTCGGCGCGGAAGGGTCCGCCCTGGTAGATGATGCGCACGGCGAAGTGACGATCCACTGGGCCGAGCTGAAGGCACAGCACGCCGTCCCATTCGGTCCGCATGGCCAGCCCCCGGACAGCGGAAGGCCCGCCGCGGCATCTGCCGGGCGGGCCTTCCTTCACACGCAATTCGTCCCGCTCACCCTGTCAAGGAATTGACCTTTCGTCAAGGACTATATTCCCATGGCGTGGCCGGGGCGGTGAAACCGGTGAGCACATGATCGCGCAAACCCCAACCGCCGATCCGCTCCAGCAGCGCCGTCATGCCGGCGTGCCAGCCGGCAAAGTCGGTGTTGGCCTCGACGATCTCGGCATCACTATGGGCCGGCTCCAGCGGACACCACTTCACCTGCACCTGCCGGCGCCCATCGCCGAAGGTGCGGAAGTGGAAGCCGCGCTCTTCCTCGACGATCCGGCGCTGCCCGCGGGCGTCGAAGAGCGACTGGCCGCACAGCACATAGCGCTTGGCCAGTTCCGAGCGGGTCGGCACGAACTCCCACCGCTCGGCCGTGACATGCCGGTACCGGCCGCGCGCCTCGCTCGGCCGCTTCACCGCGACCATGGGTGGCACCAGCGGCAACCAGTCCGGCCGGGTGCCGGAGCGCCCATGGAAGCGGACGAGACGCCGCTGCCACGGCTCCAGCCACCCCACCGCGTTGGCGACCGCCTCGGCATCGGGATGAACCGTCACGGCGATGCCGCGGACCGGCCCGCCACCGTCCACCCGGTCACCAGTCTCGTGACGGCGCAGCAGCTCGGCCACGCCGTCGCCGCTCACGCCTTCCGGCTCCCATCTATGATCGTTCGCCGCGGCCTCGATGTCGAACAGGCCGGACTGGACGCGGTCGGCCTGCTGGTCGCGCAGAGCCCAGGTCACCAGGGTTTCTAGGTCAAGGCGCCGGCGGGTGTCGCAGCGGGCGAAGGCGATGGCCATGTCGCTGTCCTCACGCTGCCGCCTGGGACAGCCCCGGCCCCAGCAGCCGGGCCACCCCGGCCACCAGCGTGTCCAGAGCCTCCATCGGAATCAGGCCGGGGTCGATCCGCCCGCAATCCTGCAGATAGCGCGCCTTGGCGAACAGGTCGTCGGCCGACACCACCTCACCGGCCGACAGCAGCTGTTCAAGGTTGCCCCGCAGCCGGTCGGCTGTCTCGCACTCCGCGCAGCCAGCCAATTGTTGATAGGCGAGAAACACCGGCATCAGCGACGCGGGCTTGGGCATGGGAAACCTCCGGGCAAGCCCCCGGCGTGACGGCACTACGCCAGGGATTTAGGATTGTTTGCCCAAAAGGATTACCAATTCCTTGCCGATTGTTGCTTTACTCGAATTTTGCCGCTCAGTTTCACTATACCGTGCTCACAACGCAGAAATACGAGCCTCAGCCGCGATAATCTCGTATAGCAAAGTTATCCAGCTCAGTCGCCGGAACCAATTTATAATGCCGTTCCTCAACCACTTTCACTTCGTCGCCTTGAAGAGTCAACTCGAACAAAGCAACGACACCGCCTTCCATGAACTGCGCAGATATAGCTCTGCACCGCATTCCAGGAAATTTCTGCTCTACAAAGCGAACGTCTTGCGTTGTTTGTACAACACCGATTTGGTCGTTTCCGCCCTTCGCCTGCACCGGAATGATGTAGTGGCAGCCATGCTTATCGAGTCCGACATACAGTTCGTCGATCTCGATCTGCCCTATTCCTTTAACCGTTGTCCGCAGATGGTTCTGCAGACTGTACGTCGTGAGGCCCAGGAAGGTATCGATCAGCCGATTGTAGCGGACGATCGCAAGCAGGGCCTGTTCGTCGTCGAGCGCATAGGCCCGGATCAGTTCCGGCGTGGCATCGGGAATGGAAATCCGAGCCAGATCCTGACGCGGCAAGATGCGCGTCTTCTTCACCAGCTTGAAGCGATAGCGCGCACGCCCGGCCCCCTCGATAATCCACTCCAGGCCTTCCGACTGGGTGGCGAGGATACGATCCGGAAAACCGATCCTGTAGCGGAGCGCATAGGTAACATCGCCCTGATTTTTCGGCAGCTTTACACCAAGCTCTTGCGCAACTGTCTCGATTTCGGTCCGCTCGAACTCGAACTGCGCCTCCCCCTCCTTCCAATGTTTGAAGAAAATCGACTCTATAATTAATTGATATGTATTAGGACGCTCAATTTTAGCCATTTACGATTTTTACCCTTTTATGTTCCGCTTCAATTTCTTCTTGCTTTCGCTTTTTAGCTCCGCTCTTCCGATCCCGTTTGCTGCTCGGTCGCGCAACGGAGAAATGTTCGGAAGCCTCCGACAGGTCCATATAGAGAAGGCCGACATCCCCCAACCGGATCGTCTTCTCCGGCCGCACCGGCTCGATCCCCAAAGCCTTGATCGCGCATTCCCCGATCGCCCGCGCCAACTGCGCCGGAACCGCATTTCCAACCTGTCGGGCGCCATGCCATTTCGTGGCGTGAAGCCTGAACCAGTCAGGGAAGCCGTGCAGACGCGCCATCTCGCGAACCGTGATGCAGCGATCCAGCTTGTAATGGATGGGTCGTGGACTGGTGAACGCCCCGCGCGCTCCGTCGGTGCCGGCGCGCAGGGTGTTGCAAAGCCCTTGCGGCGCCAGCTTGAAGAAGCGGCTGATCGGCTCGACGGAGCCGGGTTCGGTCGCTCCGAACCGGCGGCGCGAAATGGCCGTATGGTCGGTCCGGGCGCTCGACGTCAAAAGGCCCGGCTCCCACTCCCTGGTGTAACCGTAATGCCAAGCCCCGTTGCTCAGGCACCGCAGTTCGGAGGCATAGGCCGACGGTTTCCCGAAGCCGGTCGTGCGTACGCTGTCGCTATCGACCAAGCCGAAGAACCCGTCCGCATCGGGAAGATCGCCGATCGCATCCGCGCAGGTCGGGCCCGTCGGCAAGCCCTTCTCCGGCTTGCGGGCATCGGCGGCGTTTACGGTCGGCATTGGATAGTCCGGGAGCGCCAACCCCTTCTTCGCCCCCAGAAGAATCAGACGTTGCCGATGCTGCGGCGTTCCGTAATCGGCCGCGTCGAGCACCTTCCAGGGAAGCCGGACTGCATACCCCGCAGCGTCGAACGCCTCGACCAGCTCCTGAAGAAAGGCCTTGTGCTTGCCGACCGTCAGACCCTTGACGTTCTCGAACACGAACGTCTTGGCATCCAATTCGGCGACGATCCGCACGAACTCCAGCACCAGGCCGTTTCGCGGATCCTCCAACGCCCGTTGTCCGATCAGTGAAAAACCCTGACAGGGCGGACCGCCGAACACACAATCGACCGGCCGATTGCCGATGCCCGCGGCGACCCGGATTTCAGCAGCCGTCAGACCGACGACGGACCGCGGAATGACCGCAGTCTCGGGGAAATTGAACTTATGGACGGCGCAGTGGATCGGATCGATCTCGACCGCTGCCACGACATCGAAACCTGCCTGCTCGAACCCGAGCGACAATCCGCCGGCCCCTGCGAACAAGTCGATAGCGATGGGTCTCACGCGTGAAGCTCTCTGAACCGGTTAATCGTCCAGCACGTTAGCCGGTTTCGGGGGCGCTGTCGATCGAGATTTTGCCACTCTCCAGAACGGGTAGCAGGACTTCCGACAGCGTCGCCTCATCCGAGATTTCGCACTGCCATATCGTCAGAACCCGCCAGCCCTGCGCCTCCAGTTCGGCCGCCTTCGAGGCGTCCCGCCGGCGATTGGCTTCGAGCTTCGGCCCCCAATACTCCAGCCGAGACTTCGGCGCGCGTCCCTTCTCGCAACCGTGATTGTGCCAGAAACACCCGTGAACGAAGATGGCAAGGCGGCGCCCCGGAAGCACGATGTCCGGCCGCCCCGGCAAATCCTTGCGATGCAGGCGGTACCGGTATCCACGCGCGTGCAACCACCGCCGAACCGCCCATTCGGGTCCGGTGTCCTTGGTCTTCACCGCCTGCATGATGCGTCGGCGCTGTTCGGGCGTGCGGGTGTCCGTCATCCGCAACGATATAGGGTCGACGAACCCGCAAAGCATGGGCGCACTTTGCCATCGAATTGAAGCGTATCCGTCATGGCGAAGCGTGGTTACTGGACTGCCTCCACCGCCTCTCCATTTGGGTCAATGCCGCATGGATCGTGCCGGCGGCAAATGCCCGCTTAAGGCGATTTTATATCGAACGCCACACCCATAGGGTTAAATCGCTCTACCGCTATATTCATCAGGCAGTTACGTGAGCGGTTATGAGGCTTCCTCCGGCAGGTCGCGCTAGGGCGCCCCGGTGCGGGCCAGCCAAATGGCATGGCGCTCAACAAATTGGCAATGCAGCGTCACCTCCCCTTACGCGAGCTATAGTAGGTGAGATTATTAAAGCGCTGGAAGTTGATCCAGCGCGCCCTGTAACGGCGTTGAAGCTCGGCGATCCCGCGCTGCTCCGCATGGATAGCAGGAAGCGGCAGCCTATTGGGGCGCGCCGGATCCCATTGGGCGCCGCGATAAGAAATACGGAGCCAAGACACGGAAGCAGCACAAGATCGAAGCCGAGCGACTTACCGGAACCTGAACCGCCTGACTCTGGCGATTTCGATCTCGTCGATATCGCTGTGAGGCGTGAATTCAACGATCCACACCGTATTCAGGTGATCGCGCCACAGTCCGAGGCTTCTCACCGCCAGCCCGGGCATCGGGGCCTTCTCCACACCGTAGGTGTTCAGATTGAGGGCCTGCGACCAAGAAAGCTTATCCTGTCCACCCTTGCCAGAAATCGGCACGAGGGTGCCTTGTTCACCGTCCAGCCCAGCCTGCACCTCGTCGATTTCGATTTGCCCATAGCTCACCGTCGTGCGGTGATGTCCCTGAATCGGCCATGCCTGGAAGCCAAGGTATCCTGAAATCAGGCCTGCGTTCCGGACGCGCGTAAACACAGCCTGCTCATCCTTCCCCAGCAGCGCCGAAATGAACGGCGGCGTCTGGTCGATTATCGTCTCCAGCTTCGGTTCGACATCCAGACACTCAGGCAAAGAGATGATGTTCGGACGCCGCGTCCGCCGAAGCTTGTAGTTCCCCTTGCGGGTTTGCAGCCACGTCATGGGCCCCGCCTGCTCAACCTCGGGCGGAAGTTCTCGGCGAGCATCATAGGTGTACTTGATGTCCGGAACGTTAGCGACCTCCTTGTCGATGAGGCCATCTGCTACCGCCTGCTTCATGGCAGCACGTACGTCGCTCTGATCAAAACACAACTCTTTCGGGAGCGAAGCCACGGTGAATCCGCGGGTGAGGTACCGGAAGAGATAGATCATGATCCGATCGTACTTGGAGAGGTCAGAAAGTTTCGTCTGATCGGTGTAAGCAAGCATAGCGTCTCCTTTCTGCTTGAAAGGAGTATTTCACGATCCAACTCACGAGTCAACACACGATCAGAACCACGACACGAATAGAGATGCCGCGGAAGGCTCGGGCCATTTCTCGTGCTGCTGCCCAAGGCTGGATGGAAACGACCATCGAGCTCGCCCTATGGACAAAGCGTTTCCACATGCCAAAACGTAACTAGAAAGCGCACTTGCGCATCCGCAGCGCCTCGCAATGCGTTGACGCACGCGTGCAGCTCCATTGCTCAGGAGGTCGGTCTCGGCGTTGCCTATGCTGCGCCGCTGCCAGCGTTAAGTCATAGAGCAGGGTGTGAGCGGGCCGCCAGGATACCAGGGGTACAGCCATGCCCCTCCTGGCACCCCGAGCCCTATTTTGTCAGGCGTTCCAATTCCGCGTTATGCAACTCCACCACATGCCGCACCACGTCCGCCGCCGCCGGATCGGGCGCCACCATCACCAGCAGGTAGCGGCGCACGCCGTCCAGCTCGACGGTGATGGCGCCAGGGTCGGCCGGGTCCGTGCTCCACGGCAGAGACAGCGCCGCCGCGAAGCGTGACTCGCGTGGCGGCGCCGGGGGCGGAGCTGCCCCCTTCTCCACCGGCCGCGCCGGCGCCGGCGTCACCGCCGGCACCTTCAGCGCCTCCACCTCTCCCCGTGTCACCGCCGGGTGGATCGTGCCGGCGTCCAGGGCCTGCTGGCGGGTGTCGTCCGGCAGGGTGGCGATGGCGTAGAGCGTGCTCATCGCTTCCGGCAGACGGTCCAGCGGCACCTGCCCCTCGTCGACGAAGGCGGCGATCTCGCGCAGCTTGCGGGCGGTGGAGGTGCTGAACGGAAGGTCGGTCGCCACCATCGCCTCGTACTCGCCATGGGGCAGAGCCGCCTTGGCCTCGTTCAGGCGGCGGCCGACGGCGATGGTCGCCTCCAGAGCGTTCGACCATTCGCGGCGGATGTCGGCGGCGAACTCGGCCCGCGTGGTCAGCGGGCGCGGGGTGGCCAGCATCGACAGGCGGGCGTCGCCCAGGCTGCGGCGGGCGGGCGGGCTGGGATTGTGCTTCGGCCCGGAACCGGATCGGGACATGGGGTCAGCCCTCCATCGCGGCGGACAGGTGGAGCCAGAGGTCGCGGAACAGCGGGCCGGTGCGGGTGCCGGGGATCTCCGCCGTGCCCAGCCCGGCGATGAAGCTGCGCGGCACCTCCTGAAGCTGCGGGATCTCCACCGGCGCCACCGCCCCCATGGCGGAGACGATGGCGCGGGCGTCGGCGGTCTCGCGCAGGCGCGGCACGACCTGGCTCAGCAGCAGACGCAGCGGCCGGCGCCGGGCGCGCAGGTAGGGCAGCATGGCCTGCATGCTGACCAGATCCTCCGGGCCGGGGCGGACGGGCACCAGCACCAGATCGGCGCAGTCGAACAGCAGGGCGGTCGCCTGGGGGAAGTTCTCCACCGCGGTCGGGGTGTCGATCACCAGCAGGTCGAGGCCGGGCGGAGTCGGCCGCTCCGTCACCGCGCCCAGCGGGCGCTGTTCGTGGAGGATCGGAGCGGCGTCGGCCGGGCGCAGGCCGTGCCAGTGGGTCAGCGAGCCTTGCGGGTCGGTGTCGAGCGTGCCCACCCGCCGGCCGGCGACGGCGGCCGCGACGGCCAGATTGCGGACGGTGGCGGTCTTCGGACCGCCGCCCTTCCCCTGGACCACCAGGATCGTCCTCATGCCCGGTCCCCCTGCCCGGCCCGGCCCGCCTGGGCGGCGATGGTCTGGCGGATGAGGGTCGCCTCGCGTTCCAGGATTTCGGCGATGGTGTCGAGCGGGGAGTTGATCGCCTCGGTCGCGGCCTTCAGCGCCTTCAGGGCGTCGCTGTGGGCCTTGATGGCGTGCATCAGGCGGAAGCCCTCCTGCCGCAGCTCGGGCGGCAGGGCGCGCAGATGGGCAAGCGCGAGGTCCATGCTCTCCTCGCGCGTCCGGGCGGGCGGCGGGGGCAGAGCGGCGGGCTCCTCCGGCCGGGCGGCGGACAGCGAGGCGATGTCGATCCGCTCGCCCCGGCGCAGACGGTCGAGCGCCCGGTCGGTCAGGGCGGAGCGCGCCCGTTGCTCCTCCTCCTGCCCGATCCGGCGGGCGCGGCGGTCGATGGCGTCGAGGTCGGCGCGGGTGAGGACCGGTGCCAGGGCGGGATGCGCGGCCCCGCCGGTCACGGCCTCGAACAGCTCGACGATCTGGATGGTGACGGTGATGGCGCGTTCGGTCTCGGCCTTGGTGCAGAGATAGACGGCCTGCTTCTTCGTCAGCCAGAACTCGGTAGCGGGGCGTCCGCCCTTGGGCGAAGTTTTCCGCACGGTACGGAAAACCTCCCCAAGCCGTTCCAGCGCTTCACGGTGCCGCTCAATCAGAGGGCGGATATCGGCGGGGCGTTTGAAGCCCAGGGCGTCAGCCAAGCGTAGGTCGAGGATGCGCGGCTCGCCACTGATGGCGATGTCGATGTCAGACAAAGATAACGCGGGCATGACTTGCCCGTTGTCGCCCATGGTGTCCATGGCGATGCCCTCCTATGCGGCGTTGCCGGCAACAGGAAGGCTTCTGAGGACCACCCTGGCGCCGGGGGTTCAGAACCTGCATAGGTCAGGCCGGACTATTCCCCTTGCGGGTGTTGTATTATCCGACCCCCGGCAAAGGGGCATGCTACGGACAGAGTCCGGGCATGAAAAGAGCCACTTCGCGAAAACGCGCGGGTGGCTTGCCGCCTATGGGGAGGTTCTGAGGCTCCGGGGGGAAGGGTCGCTCCGTTGGGGCGAGGTGTCAAGACGTCATGGGGGAAGACAGTCTGCGCTCACGCACTTCAGTCCGAAATTCCAATGATGAATATGACATCACCTCGCAAAAAAACTGGAAGTCAACACTTGCTCAAAACAATAAGAGGAAGACTTGCGAACCATTTCTTGAAGTACTTTGTATCCTTTGTGACGAGCGGCGAACCTTCATTATCAGCAATCGCACCAATTATGAAATCCGGAAGAAGTCTATTTCGATCCTCTTCCTCAATTACGGCACCCTCTTTTTCCTTCAGTTCTCTCAAAAATTCCTTATATTTCTTAAATGCAATCCCTGCCTTTACCAACGCTTCATCATCTCCATTATACCTCTCAAACGCAAACGAAGAGATCGCAGCATCAACTTCGCTTTTGTTCTTCATGCCAATTGAAAACTCACAGTAAACCATGTCGCAGACGATGACAGGTCCTAAAGATTTGCACTTTTTCAGCGCCTCCATGGAAGACTGATGATATTCACTTTTGGTATCTAAGAGATAGATCAATGCATTAGTATCAAAAAAAGTGCTCATCTTCCCCTCGTCAGCTTCATTAATTCTTCGGCAGACATAATCGGAGCTATACCTTTTTCTGAGACCATCTCCCTCCCACTTTGGGTCAAATAATGTGCGTACTCTTCGTTATTGAACTCATCAAGGTTGGATGACCTAACAATATCAAATCCCGCAGCTTTCGCTAAAGGCATACACATGGAAGGTATGCTCTTCAAAATGTGTGGATTTGTTGGATGAACCGCCCCAACAGGCGCATCGCTGTTAGGTATTTCTTTGTCATCTCCCTGCACTATTTCTTCAATCTTCTTTACAACTTTATCACGATAAAATCTGTCCCGTCCTCCGCATATAGTGTAAAGGTTAATAAGATGCTTAAGCGCAAGGTTTTTGTCCAAACTAGATTTACCACTAATCTCCTGAAATCCAGAAAGACTCAGAACTTTTACATATTCTTTCGGTTGCGTTACTTCCCCATCAAGTTTTCTGTCCTCTGTAATTCTATCTAGGGCCAAGAAGACTGCATCTGCCCACCATCTTTCGACTCTCTTTTCCGAAAATTGGGGCAGCTTTCCAATCATATAAAGGTAGTTCAAATTGGTAGCCAGCTTTCCGGCCGTCTTCGCAGCATACCTCTTGTCACTCGATACAAAGTTTTGAATATCGCTAGCGCTGACAACAGCCGTATTCCACAGGTTATCCTTTGCAATACGGTCTTTAATATAGTGGAAAGCCCAAAGCGCAGGACGCCTTTGGTCTGGGCTTGCGCCTGTCCATTTTCCAACGTAGCTGAAGTTGAAAGCAAAAAGGGCGAGCTTATCGAAATTATTCGAATGCTCACACATAATTGCTTGGAATACTAACTCATCGACAATAATATCATCCGATTTCTTGTCTGTCCGATTGAAAAGAAAGAAATTGATAGGGATAAAGTCTGGCCGACCAAGACGCGATATACGTTCCCGGAACAAATCCCGGTGAACATCATCTAACCTTTGGTCAAATCCAACCCTTATGCAATTATAAAGCGCAGAAAGTCCATTGTCTTTACTTCCCCAACTGAAGTTTTTTGTGAAGCTGCCGGGCTTCCAGGTTTCGTTCTCTGCCATTTCTCATCCACAGCCAGAGGAATTAATAAGCTGCCTGCGTTTTTGTAGGCAGCCATACAGACATTTAGGCTGTCGCAGAACCATTCCAAATAGACCAGTTTTTACGTGAATTTTCTCCAAAAATCTCCAAATAGGGCCCAGGGCTACAGGCTTCTATGACGCTATATATTTCGTCAGCGGCCTCAACATAATTTACCTGCTTTCTTCCAGGGTCAAAGGTTCTAGCGTTTTTCCCTCGAATGCCGAATAAAACCATTACAGTAAAGTCCTTAAAGAAATTTTCACTTTTCGGCTTAAAATCTTTGTACGAAGCAGTATGCATCGGCATGATTATATTGCTTTTATATTCAAAACCCCAAGATTTCATTACTCTTATACCGCTCGGAACAATGGAATTTGGGATAAACAAATATAGATGAGACGTTTTTTTCATCTTAGATGACAAAGGAATATTGATTATCTCCTCCTCTACACACACTAACGAATTGATTTTCTTGGATTTTGTCTCAGCTTCAGCCAGCATTCGCTTCCAGGGCGGCCTTGCCAAACAAGTTCCGAAATCGCCTATTGCCAAGTCGGTTTTTCGCAAATAACTCATAACACTAACTTCCTAAAGGCTTCTGAGAGTAAATCTCATTTTCCCGATCATAATCTCTTAGCCCCCCCTCATCAACCCTCTCCTACGCACATACAAACACCAAACTTAATATATACCTTTCGCGGGAATATTACTCAGCACTTAGAATTATCAAGAAATCATTCAGCAGACTCTCCAAGAGAAAATGCAGAATACAGGGGTATTCGCCCCTACCGCTCTATACTGCTATCTATACATAAGGGAGTCTACCTGAAAAAATGCGTAAGTTTCGGCGAAAGGAGCGAGGTATCCGCAGACGATAATACTTTGTATTTCAATATATGACTTTACATTCACTCGACATGATCGACGCCGCGACCGCCCTGGACGATCTGCGCTCACCGCCGGGGAACCGGCTGGAGGCGCTGAAGGGCGACCGCATCAGACAGCACAGCATTCGGATCAACGACCAATGGCGCATCGTCTTCGTCTGGCGCGATGGCGGCGCGCACGAGGTCGAAATCGTCGATTACCACTGACCGGCCGACGCCAAGGAGGGCGCCATGCGGATCAAGACCCACCCCGGCGAGGTTCTGCGCGAAGAGTTCCTCGTCCCGCTCGATCTCTCGGCCCATGCTCTGGCCCTGGCTCTGCGCGTGCCGGCGACCCGCATCGGGGAAATCGTCAACGAACGGCGCGGCATCACTGCCGACACCGCCTTGCGGCTGGCGCGCTATTTCGGCACCACGCCGGAATTCTGGCTGAACCTTCAGATGGCGCATGACCTGTCCGTCACCGCCGCCGACCATGGCGAGGAAATCCAGCGCAGCATCGCCCCCCGCGCCGCCTGACCGGGCCGGCGGCGTCACTCCGCATCGGATCGCTGCCGCTACCGGCGCAGGCCCGGCAGCAGGATCGTCACGTCCGCCCGCCGCCCCAGCAGCCAGCGGGCGGCGCAGCGCCCCAGCTCCCACCCGAAGCCGCCCAACATGGCGGTGCCGAGCAAGGCGAAGACCAGCCCCAGCGCGCCCATCACCGCTCCCCCTCGGGCTGTCGGCAACGCGGATCGGCGTGGCGCAGCCGGATCAGGTCCGCCGTGGTCAACAGGCGCTCGTCCACCCGATGCAGCGCGCCGCAGCGATAGACCCGATGGCCGGCGGCGCGCAGGGCCTGGACGGCGCGATAGAGGGCGTCGGCCTCGCGCTGGGGCTGCACCGGCCGGTGGCGCGCGGTGCGGGGCGGATCGCCCAGATCCAGGCGGAACTGCCGGTCGGGCCGGCGGCGGGACAGGGTGCCGGGCTGGGCGGGCATGGCTCAGGCCCTCCCCTCGATGCCGGCGGCGAGATGGGCGCGGACGGCGGCGATGGCGGTGGCCGGGATCTCGCACTCCGGGCTGTCGGGCGGATCGCCCCAGAAGCTGTTCCAGCCCGGCCGGCCGCAGTTGAACCAGCGGTCGAGCTGCTGGGCAAAGTCACGGACGCGCATCGGGTGCAGCTGGGGGCAGCGCTCGGCCAGGATGGCCTCGATGGCCGTCCGCGACGGGCGGTGCGTGTCCAGCGGTTCCGGCGCCGGCGACCGTCCGCAGGCCCTGATCCGCGAATCGGGGGCCGGCGGCATCGGATCGTCGGTCCAACGCTCTTGGGCCAGCCATGTGGCCGGATTGCAGGGCCGTGGCGCGTCGGGTTGCGCAAGCCGCTCGCGGTAGCGGTCCACACCGGATAGCAAATCCTCCCGCGCCGCTCCCCGTTTCCGGGCGGCGAGGTAGGCGCGTTCGGCAGCAGCCCGGCCGACCCGGTGCGGATAGCGCCCGTACCAGTCGGCGAAGTCCACCGCCAGCGAGGACCGGGCGGGCGACGGATGCGCCAGCGGTTCGGCTGGTGGATCGGCTGTCGGCGGGGGGCTTTGGGGGGTGTTTTTTCTTTCTGTAATCTGAACTCTGGAGTCTGCCGCGCGCAGAGGCGGTGACGTCACAGCCGGCGGCTCGCCGGCCGGTTCCTCGACGGCGGATCGGCGGGCCCGGTGGTCGCGCATCCGCTCCGCGCCGTTGTGGTCGCTCTTGAACTGGCGCTTGTCCCAGGCGCTGAGACGGTCGCCGTCCAGCGTCACGCCCTGCATCGCGGCGCGAATCGAGGCGACGGCGGCGGCGGACAGGTCCAGCGCCGCGCCGATCAGGCGGTCGCTCCAGCCGGCCAGAGTGCCGCGCGGCACGATTCCGGAGGCGTGGCACAGCATGGCCGCCCACACCGCCAGCACGGCATGCACCGGCTGGCCGCTGTCGGCCGCGACCAGCCGCCATTTCGGATCCATGGCGGTCTCGTTGTACAGGCGAACCCATTTCATGGCGGACCCTCCCCCGGCGGCGCGGTGGCCGGCCGGCGGCAATGCGGCTCCCTGCGGGCGCACGGGTTCGTGGCTGCAAGGAACAGCGGATTTTAATCCTGATTTCTGATACCCTCTGGACGCAGATCGCCGCGTTCCCGCCGTGGGCACGGCAGGGGCATGGGGCATTGGCGATGATTGTGGTCCTAGCGGGGCGGCCTCGGCGGGGCCGTCCCGTCTCAGGGCGGGGCGCGCGGATACACGGCAAGGCTCCGGCGTTCACCGCCGCGCGGGCGCGCAACGGTGGGGACAAGACGGGTGCGGCGCGGCCACCGGCAAGGGCGGACGCTGGGCACCGGATGACGGGGGCTTACGGGGAGAAGCCGGCGCCGGTCAGGGTGGCGCGCGTGGCGATGCCATCGGGCAAAGCTCCAGGGTTCACCCGCGCGAGGGCGCGCGGCGTCAGGGGGTGAAGACGCGCATCGCTTCCGGCCGTCTGGCGGCCGAAAGCGGCGCGGTCTTCAAAGTCGATGGGGGCGGCTGACTGGCGACCGTCGAGCGGCCGCACGGCGGGCCGCGCGCCATGGCGCAGCCGGCGCGATGGCGGGGCAGTCGGCGCAAGCGACTGATTTTCAGGATAGATCTGGGATCCGAAGGGGGGCTGGCTGTCGGGCGGCGCCCGATCATGCGGATCCCCGCTGCGGGGATGCCGGCCGCAAGGCATGCAGGCGGTCGGTGGCGCGCTGCATCAGAGCCAGTAGCTCGGCCGCGTCGTCGTCGGGCAGATCGGCGAGGGAGTCGCGGTGGCAGAGCGTCCGCACCAGGCGGTCGACACTGCACCATGTCACCGCGGCGGCGGCCTCGAAGGCCGGCCAAGCGGCCAGGACGGCGCGCTGTGCGTCGGTGAGGGCCGGATCAGCGGGGGGCATGACTGGCCCCAGGCAGGGAAAGCGGCCGGAGTCGGATGGCGACTCCGGCCGCGTCCGCTCCGCCGGTACGGACAAGGAACCCGGCGGATCGGTGGCTATGGCGGCGGCTGGCCGGACTCGGGGCGCTCCCGATTGACCGGGCCGGGCGGCCGGCGCCTGATTCGGCGATGGGACACTGTCGCGCCCAAGCCGGAGCTTCGGGGTTGCGCAGTCGCTCAGTGCGAGCGATGCTTCCCGCTGAAACAACCGAGGGTGTGGGGCCTTGCCGGATCTCCCTGTTCATGTCCGCCTCTTTTTGCGCGGCTTTCCCAGGATCGGCGCGCAAAGGCCGCTGCTGGCCAGCGCGACGGGATCGGTCATGAAATCGTGGGGAATCACTGCCTCCATGGCCCGCAGGGTCATGGCGGTGGGGTTGCCTTCCTGGCGGAGCACGTCACGCACGGTGCTGGGCGGCACGGCGGCGGCTCGGCCGAATGACTCCGCACTCCAGCCCTGATGCCGGGCGAAGGCGCAGATCCGATGAATCGAGGCATCGATGTGCATGACGTGCTTCATGCCCATCAGGATTCAACGCTATACCGTGAATGTCAAGGGGGCTCATCGGTGCTGCACGAGATAGATTCATCGGCACAGCGTTCTCGCGCTTTTGCACGGGGTCCGCATAATGCCGGCATGGATACGCCGCCCAAGACCGACATCGCCGCAGCACTCAATCGTGTTCTTCAGACGCACAAGGAGCGTCTGCGGTCCAAGAACCATTGGGCTGGCCTGTCGAAGCTGCCAGCCACAACGGTTCTGGACGCATTCAATGGCGCCAACAGCACCATCGACACCCTGACCAAGCTTGCGGAAGGCGCTGGCCTGTCGCTGGCCGAGCTGCTGGCCTATGGCGATCCCGACTGGGAAATGCAGGTGAAGACCCGCCGGACCTTCCGCTCATGGTCTACCGAGGATTTCGATGCCCTGATCCGGGTTCTTGAGCGGCGCACCTAGCCGCCCGGCTCCGGCGCATCCTCATCCAGCGGTCGATCAGCGGCAGGATCTTGTCCGCGCCGTCGCGACGGCACAGCTGCGTCACCAGCTCGACCGCGCGGTCCTCTCGCGCCTTGCGATGCGATAAGTCTTCGGTCTTTTCGTTCTTCGGTGTGTTCGGCACCGCCAACCCCCCATAAATCAACACTCTACCGGGGCCGGCCCCGGTAGGCGGACAGGTGTGCGGCTGGGCACGGGTGCGCGCCCCGGCTCAGCACGGCTCATCGATGCGGTTGGCAGCCGCGTGGGTGGGGAGATGGCGTCTCCCTGCCTCCGCCTTCCTGGATGGGAAGGCGCAAGGCCGCGGCATCCTATGGCACCGCCCCGCCTGGGCAAAAGAAAAAGTTGCATCGTTTCTCGACCGGTTTCCACAAGTTGCGAGATGGCGGGCGACGGCGAGGGCGGTCCCGCCGGGTGGCGCCCGGCGGGGGTTCAGAATGATCGCTTTACCGTGATTTTTACCATTGACGAAATCACGGTATACCGCCCATCCTAATACAGGGTATGGCGTGAACGCCAGCACCCTTGGATGCAGGCGCTGTTGGAGTGCGACCGATGAAGGGAGCGATCAAGGTCCCGTTGCAACGCAGGGACGGACCGCAGAACGTTGCGATGGAACGAAGCTTCGGGAATCTGTCCGGAAAGATGGAGCGCACGCTGCGCCACATGGCGCCGGCGCTGCCGAAGGACGGGGCGACGCCGCTGGTCACCTACAACGTGGTGATCGCCAACCGCCGGATCTCGCACCGGACCTCGATGCGGCTGGACGTGACGTCCTGGCTGCTGCTCGACCACATCGCGGAGTTGGAGGGCTATGCCAACCGCGACGTGCTGGTCAGCGCGGTGCATGAGCGGTTCCACGCCACCGATCTGCCGCTGACGGCGATGGTGCGGCTGTTCCTGCAAACCTACACGGCGCCGGAGGCGGTTCTGGAGTTCCTGGGGGAGGCGCGGCGGCCATACGGGCGCGGCTTCGTCGCCAGCCCGCTGAAGAACTGAACATGACCGGCGTAGGGCAAGAGACAGCCCCCCGCCTCGTCCAGTGGCACCTGGAGGAAGCCGGACAGGCCGAGCTGGAGGCGGAGGACACCCGCCTCCCCCTCCGCCGCCTTCGCCTGCTGTCCGCCGCGCGCTATCACCGCGACTGCGCCGAACTGGCACGGGAGGAACTGCCGTGATCCCCACTCTTGAAGCAACCGACTGGCAGGTGTGCCACGCGGCGCGGTTCGACACCCCGGCCGACGTCCGCCGGATCCAGTTCCGGCAGGGCGAGCGGCTGGTCATCCTCGCCGTGGGCGAGGTGCCGGTCGTCTGCGACATCCTCACCCCCGGCGTCTACAGCGTGGATATCCCCGCCCACTACCCGCGCGCCGTCTTCCCCGTGCTGGTGATCGCCGTGCCCTCCCCCATCGCCTACCTGCTGGCGCATGGCGGACCGACGCGGGTGCTGCCTGCCGTCCCGTTGGCCGACCCGCACACGGGAGGCCCAACGTGATCGTCGCTCTTCGCCGGATGGAGGTGAGCCTTGGCCGCCCGAGTCTCTGACCTCGAAGGCTTGCCGTATTGGCCGCGCATGCTCAGCCGCGACCAAGCGGCGCGCTATGTCGGCGTGTCGCCCGGTCAGTTCGCCAAGGAAGTCGAGGAAGGCCGCTGGCCGGAGCCTGAACGCCGCGGCGGCGCAGGCCGGCGCACCGCCCGTCTGCTGTGGGACCGGCTGCTGCTGGACAGGCGGCAGGACGAACGCAGCGGGCTTGTGCAACACTCATCCACGACGGGCATGGCGGGCGCTGACGAATGGGCAAGGTGGAGTTGACTGTCCTGCGCATGAAGCGGGTGGCTGGGCGCTGGTATTGGCGCACCACCCCGGCCGTCAAGGCGCTGGGCTTCAGCGACGAAGCGCTGGGCGATGACACGGACAAGGCAATCGCCCGCGCCCGCGAGCTGAACGCGGAGGTCGAGGCCGAGCGGGTCCGCCGCACCGGTCTCCAGCCCGCGATCCTGCCGAACAGCGTGGCCGACCTCATCGCGAAGTATCAGGCCTCCCCCCAGTACGCCAAGCTCGCGCCGAAGACCAAGCACGAATACCGGCTTCTGCTAAACCGGATCGAAAAGGTGGCCGGCAACAAGCTGGTGGCCAGCATCACCAGGGCGTGGCTGGTGACGGGCTATGAGGCGGTGCAGAAGAAATCGGGCCTCGCCACCGCCAACGCGGTGATGCGGGTCTGGCGCATCGTGCTGGGCCATGCCTGCGACCGCGGCATGATCGACGTGTCGCCGGCGGATGGAATGCGGCTGATCGGCACGGAGGCCCGGACGCAGCTGTGGACTCCGGATCAGGTCGAGACCTTCTGCACCGCTGCCATCGAGGCCGGCCGGGAGTCGCTGGCGCTCGCGGTTCGGCTGGCGCTGGACATCGGCCAGCGACAGGGGGACATCCTGGCGCTGAAATGGTCGGACTATGACGGCACGGCCTTCAGCTTGGTGCAGGGGAAGACCAAGCACGCCCTGCGGGTACCGGTGACGCCGGGCATGCAGGCGCTGCTGGGGAAGGTGAAGCGCGACGCCGTGCAGGTGATCGTCAGCGAGGCGACCGGCCGGCCATACCAGAAATTCCACTTCGGCCATGAGTTCGCCCGGATCCGTGCGCTCGCCCAGCTGCCGGCGGAGCTTCAGTTCCGCGACCTGCGCCGCACCGCAGCCACCGAGTTGGGCGCGGCCGGCGCGACCGATGACGAGATCCGGGCCGTCACTGGCCACCGGTCCCGCGGTGTGGTCGCCGTCTATGTTCGACCCGATGAACGCATGGCCAGCGCGGCTCAAGAAAAGCGTTGGCAGCGGAAACTGTGATTTATCGATTTTCTACCCTGCATTTCCCATCTTTTCAGGAGAAATTCTTGCATAAATCAAGTCGTGGAGCTGCTCTCTTATGCTATCGCACTCATTGGCCGTCGACTCATCTTTGTCGCTAATGATAGGCACTTGGAAAGCCCACTGCTCATCACTAAGAGATCCTGCGATTGCCTCCGCAGAACCCTGTATTTTCGTGATAAGACGAGATATCCGGATAAAAGGTTCATCGCTTCCAAAAAGTATTTTGAATTTTGGCTGAGCTTTCCACAGATCATCAAGCACATCTCTCACGCGCCCAATGCGGTAAAGAACCGCGAATCCCAATATATCCGTAATCGATATTTTCACTCCTTTATTATAAATAATAGATATCTCGCCCTGCTCTTTCTCGCTAATATCATGGCAGACCGTGCTTTTTATCATCCTAAGTACAGTATCAAAATTCTCGAGAACTTCCATAGCCAGATCGAATGCAACCGCTTCACGTCGAAGATTTTCTTTATCTTCTGACAGCTTAAATTTTCTCTCCTCTATATAGATTGATGCACGCTCAAATTGAGACATTCCTCTAGCTATTGCGAACACCGCGGAAATGCCCACCAACATAGCCCCAATTCCGCTCCCATAATAATATACAAACTCCGCTTTTTTCTCTACCGTCGTCCAAACAGAGAACATGAAAATTACTGTAACCTCAATCACGTACAAGACAATGAATGCAAATAAGAAAGCAGATATTTTTTTCATTATCGACAGCAC